CTGCTAATCGACCGCCAATCAATCCTCCGCTAAATCTCGCTGCGAGCGCTACTGCAAGGATAATTAGACCGACTGGTAGTGCTACAAATAAACCTGCTGGACTAATGACTAAGCCTATACTGGTGAAGAATACAGCTGCGAAAATCTCCTTCATCATAAATAATCTATCGGCTAGTTTTTCACCTACCTTCGTATGCGGAATAATTGCTCCCATTATGAATGCACCGGTTACGGCAGCCAATCCAACTTGTGTGGCGACAAAAGCCAGAATTAAGCCTAAACCTAGAAGTACTGCAAAAATCACCTCGTCTGATAGGGCACGCTCAAACTTTTTAATCATTAGCGGAAGAACTTTGCTGCCTATGTAAATTGATGCAAGGATAAAGAGAGTTGCGACTACGCCAACCCTAAGCAGACTCGTCGCTGAAAAGGTGCTTTCTGTGATAACGCCTAAAACTACCGTTAGAATCAAAATTCCCTCAATATCGTCAAGTATAACTGCGGTCAATAGAGTTGAGCCCAATTTTGAGCTAACGATGTTTTCAGAACTAAGCACCGCAGCTATAACACTGGTTCCACTGGGCGCTAAAACGGCGCCTAGAAGGATGGCGGCTTGCCATGACCAACCAAGCGCAACCCCAATTCCATAACCAAATATCACTGAAAGAATTACTCCAATCGTGGTAAGCAAAAACGCCTTGCTGCCCACTTTCCAAAAGGCCGCTGCATCAAACTCCAAGCCTGTCACAAATAGAATAAGGATTGAACCTAAGACTGCCAGTATGTTAATTACAGTTAAGTCAGTGACGAGGCCAAGTCCGCCTGGACCGCCTATGAAGAGACCGACTAAAATAGCACCGATTACGCCCGGTAGTCTTAATCTTTTAAATACCCCTGAAACAAGTGAAGAAACAACAATCAATAACCCAACTTCGAACAAAATGAAGATCGTTGGGTCGGTTGCCATATGGTAGGGAGCGTAGATTATGCTTAATATTTCTTGCTCTTTACTTTAAAAGGATGTTATTGTTTCAGAATCTGCGTTCTATATCTTATAAAAAACGAATCGTAAATCTTTCAATAGCTTTTGGTCTCCGTTAATTATCGACTTGTAGTTAGTCTACTATCTTAAGCCTTAGAAAAGCAAGAAAAGCCAGACATCCGATAATCAGTGCAAAATGCTACATTATCCTGTTTTTGATATTATCGTGTTTAGGCTCTCAAGCCATTAATCTTTAGTTACGGCTTATTTTTGCGATTAGTTATGTCTCAGGATGGCGTTGGGTGTAAAGAATGCACACGGCTTAGAGAGCATGTAGCTTCGCTTTTGCCTTTCACAGTTCTTGAAGCTCTGTCCGGCAAACCCTTGAGTATTCGAGGAGTAGCCATGTGTAGTGGCATGAGCCGAAACCACAACATCTACACTTCCGAGGAGTTGCAAGTCTTCACAAGTAAGCTGGCTAATGCACCTGTTTACATCGAACATGTTGCCGTTCCCAACGCGATCGGAAAGGTTACCAAAACCGATTGGGATGGTCACAACCTTTGGTATGAAGCTGAGATTTACGACGAATCTACCGCTGAGAAAATCCGCAAAGGCCTAATCCAGCACGTCAGCGTCGGCGCAGACTACGAAGCCGTTGATCTTGTGGATGGCAAAATCCCGCATGGATTGCATAATGCCGAGTTAAGCCTCGTAGCAGTGCCCGGTATTCCCGAAACTAACGTGCAGGTTATGGAAAAGCTCACTCAAACAGAGGGCAAACTAACCGAAGCGCAAAAAACCATTGAGGACTTACGCAGACAAGTCCCGGGTGGCGGCTTGCTGAAAAATCCTCCTAAAATGATAGCTGTTTCTGAAGCAGCGAAAATGGTTGAATCCGTTTTGCCCTCGACTATGGTTCAGCGGAGTTGGAGTTTAGGACCTCAACGTATGTGTCAAGAACTACGAAGAGTAGTTCAACAGCTAGAAAAGCAAGCGGGAGGTAGCTAGCTGTGTTTATGCTCATTTCTATGAGGGAGAGTACCAAAGGACGAACTTTGGGAAATTCAACAAAAATCGATTTGACTTTTTATGGCTGATAAAACAGGCAAAGCTTGGATGGCCGCAGGAGAAACCGACGACTCAAACGCCATCATCGAATCCTTTGAAGCCGCCGCCGGTATCACCAAAGGTTCACCCGTTTACCTAAGCGCCGACGATAAAGTTTCGGCTAGTCCAGGCGGAGACGACGCCATAGGCGTAGCCACCAAAACAGTGCTGGCAGCGGAAATGTGTCCGGTGCTTAAACGGGGACGAGTAAAAGTCACAGCAAACGGCGCCATAACACGGGGAAAAGCAGTTTGCGCAGCTGGAAGCAACAAAGTAGCTCCACTGGTTGACCAAGCAGTCAACGAAGGCGGCGCATCAACCTACACCATATTCTACAACCGCAAACTCGGCACAGCCCTAGAATCAACCACAACCGACGGCGACCTACTATTCATCGATGTAGAAAAGTGATGACAATGAAACCGCGACTTTTTGAAGCCCTAATGACAAAGCAAAACGACCAACGCGAAGTCTACGAGAAGCTCAAGCAGAAAGCCGACCACACATTCCTTAAACGCTATGCCCAGATGGGAGTCAAAGAAGGCTTCTTCAGCGACATGGCAAGCGCCCTTGGCAGAATGCATGACACAATGGTGGACGCTGCATGGCCAGAACTGATTGGCAGAAACATAATCACCGTCATGCCAACATCCGAGGCAATGGAGCGTTTCCCACTTGACGCAGGCACAGTTGGCTACCGCTATGCAGAAGGCGCCGTAACAAGGCTAAGCTCAAAGAAACCCTCCACAGTAGACATCTACACTAACCAGCTAGCCGAATCCTCCGATGAGTGGTCCCGCGAATACCTCGAAGATGCAACTTGGAACGTTATGAGCAAAGCCGTCGACAACGTCGGTAGAGCACTTGGGCAAAACGAAACCGAAGTAATCTTGGCATTGTACGCTGCAGTTCAAGCCGCAGATTTAGCAACAGGTGCAGAGTTAGCTGGTGGCGGTCTTGTCGCTAGCTGGGCGTCACTGTTGAGTTTGCATGAGGCTGTCCGAAGAGAACACTGGCGCCCCAACGTGCTAGCCGTCAATGAAATGCAACTTCACCAGCTGCTAAACGATGACAAATTCGTAAAATCGGTGTATCTGCCAAGTAGCGAAACCGACATTGAACAAGGCACCATCGGTAGTGTTCTTGGCATGAAAGTGCAATCGAGCACTTTGGTACCTAACGGAACAATGTATGCAATTGACACCCGAGTGGCTTCAGTTATGCTTCTACGCAGAGACGTCACTGTTGAAGACTGGGAAGACGTCAAAACAGGCAAGTACGGCGTGCGTGGAACTACACGTTTCGGCGCTGGCATCTTACGGTCCAAAGCTATTGCCCGAATGACCAACGTTAAGCAGACCCTGACTTAGCCTGCTCTGAACTAACCATTTCCTTTTCCCTATTTTTTGGAAAAAACTGTGAGGTTAACCCTGCATGAGTGGTGTCTTAAAGAAAATCCGTGAAGTACTCTCCTATGCGCCTGCTTCTGGCGTGGCCTCTCCAAAGGACAGAGTATTTTTTGACACCTCATGCATACCACTGGCAGACGTTATGAAACTCTATGATCGCGACCCAACCTGCAAAAGTAGCGTGGACCTCTTGTCGGCTTCGACTGTTGGCATGGGCTTCTACACCACTGTCGACGAAAAATACGACAAAGCTTTAAAGGCTAAAGAGGCAGTGGACCGATTCTGTGAAGACGTCAACCTTGATGGGCTTCTAAACGATATGGCTAAGCCGCTGATTGCTTGCGGCAACGATTTCTGGCTTAAACTCACACCGGAACAAATGACGGATACTTTACGTATGCCTATTGATGCGGTTCAACGCATAAGCTTAAGCTCTGTTCCTAACCTGAAAATTCCCTACAAAGTAACCGGTTACCAGCTCCAAAGCACATACAGCGGCAATACTGGAAATGAGCTAAAGCCCGAAGCTGTCATTCACTGGCGGCTCAACGGCGATGTTCCGTCTGGGTTCGGCGTTGGCTTGCTGCAGGTTCTACTGCATACTTTGACGGTTGACACTGATAAGCGCCCCTCCTATGCTTGGATGAAAGCCAAAATAGAGAAGATTCTGCCAAACATTTTTGTCAAATACGCTGGTCCAGACGTCGTTGTCCAACTTGAAGGCCAAAAAGAGGACACCATCAAAAAGTACGAATCTGCGATTAAGAACCGACCGGAAGAGGGGCAATGGCTGTTTAGCGGCGCCAAATCCGTAGGCGTCTATCCCGTGTCCATCGACCCGAGGGCACGTTTTGAGTATTATATCGACCACATGGTTAACCAGTTTTATTTGGGCTGCGAGACACCGTTGCCACGCTTGTTTAGCACTCCCGGCTTCACAGAGGCATCGGCAAGGGCAGCCCTGGATTTACAAGACATGCTCATAAAGCCCGTTCAGCGATACATCAAACGCCAAGTTGAAAAAGAAATTTTTGCGGTTATTGTTGCCCAAAACGGGTTTGATGCGACTAAAGCTAAGGTTCGGTTGAATTTTGGTAGTCCAGAAACGCCAGAGCTTGTGCCTGCCGACCTAATCAAAGCCGCTGAACTTGGGCTAGTTCGATCTGAAGAGTTCCGTAAGAATGCCGTTAAATTTGGTTGGGAGCTCTGGGAGGAAAAGAGACTAATTTGGAGGATAAAAAAGATTGAGCGAATTTGCATTACCTGCTTTAGGTGAAGAAAATGTTGGTTTGAATGGTCAAATTAGCGATCGCAAAAAATTGCTTGCAGATAACTTTGCGACCACAGATTCCGAGCAGTTCAGTAGTATTTTTGATATGCGCCTATTTTCCAAAGCCCTTTTTCAAGCCATCAACTTAGGGAGCTACCCCATCAAATACACATTCTATGGCGCTATTGACCCCAACATAAAATGGGATCCTCTACCAAACGGTCAAAACCAAGTTTTGCCAGCTAATTCTTCGCAGTCACAAGCGCTTAGTGACGCCTATGCATTCATCAAGGTTGGCTTTCAGAGCAACGTGGCAGGCAGCGCTAGCATTTTTCAGGTACTTGTGGAGGCGAAAAACCGTTGAGTATGAACTTGATGGGCATGGACCTACCAAAGTTTGGAGACAAATTCACTAAACATACACGTCTTGCCGGTCCTATTGAAACAGTAATTAGCAATTTTCAATCTGGCCACGGATGGGTAAAAGAGACTTCAAGCGGCACCATGGTTGATGACCCAACCGATTTTATCCGTGGAAATCAATCGCTTAAGCTTACAGGCCCTTCAGATGGCAACACTCCACGCTTAAAATTAACTTTAAGTCCAACCCTTGACGTAACAGGCAAAGTTTTCAAAATCATCCTAAAGGTGGATAACCCATCGGCGCTTGTGAATTTACAGTTTGCATACTCAAGTGACAGCTTTGCCGCAAATTACGTTCTGATTAACTTCAAAGCGTTTGCTCCCAGCTTAATCCCGGCTAACGAATGGTTTACTTTAACCATTACGCCCAGTATGGTTACTGAAACTACGGGTTCAACGGTTTTGACTGCCATAAACGCTCTGAGATTCTATATAAGAGCAAACAATGGAGTATCAACAACTCTTTGGCTGGGCGGTTTAAGTTACCATTCAAACCCTGCTGAGGCAGCCTGCGTTCTAACCTTTGATGATGGCTTCGTAAGCCAATTCACTGAAGCTAAAAAGAAAATGGACACCTACAATTATCCAGGCGTCGCCTACATCATCAACGAATACATTGACGTCAACCCATCCTACATGACCTCGGCACAACTGCGGGAATTACAGGATTTCCACGGCTGGGATATTGGCGGTCATGCCAGCGGCCCGTTTGACGCTTACAATGATTTAGGTTTAGAAGCCAAACTTGCCAGTATCAAAGATTACCTGTTAAGAAACGGGTATGCTAAGGGAGCGGAGCATTTAGCCTATCCCAACGGTGTGCACAACCCAACAATTAGACGGTTAACAAGCAAATACTTCACCACTGCCAGAACTGTAACGACTTCGCCAGAAGTTAATCCGCCATCGGACTACATGCGCCTAAAAGTTTTCATGGTTATTAACACGACAACAACCTCTGCAATCGCAACTGCCGTCACCAACGCCTTAAACAATAAGGAACTTTTGATTCTGGTATTCCACAAAATAGTTTCCAGCCCAGCGGTTGACACCGAATTTAGCATTGCCAACTTTTCGACGGTAATTGAGAACATTCACACGCAAGGAATCAAGGTTAGAACCTTAAGTGACATTTTTGGGTGACTCAAAAAATGGCTTCTGTAACTGTTGAGGACGTCCGTGATGTGCTGAATATCGCTGAGACAGACATACCAAACGCCAAACTCCAGAAAATGATTAAGCGTGCGGCTGTAACTTTGGAGCTTGAAATCGCCTCATCCATTGACTCCAGTAACTGCACTGATGCTCAAAGAGAGGCAATTACGCTTCTTGCAGCAATTTATGCAATCTGCTACTTGACAGGGGGCTCAGCAATTGGATTAAACTTTAGCGTCGGCGACCTATCCAGTACCAACTCAACCTTGCCAAGCTTAGCAGTTCTACAGACAGAATTCCAACGTGTTCTAACCGGCCTCAAAGAAATCTATGTGGGGAGCGCTTAGCCATGGGAACCGTTCCTGAAGCCTATTATCAATTTGTCATGGACTATGCACCCTATGTTTACGTTATTCCACCGAATACACCTGACCCGTCTTATGGAAGTGGTGTTTTAGCTGCTAGCTTCGCCATCGACTTTCTCTATCAGGCTTATTCTGCCCTGCAATTCGAGGACAGAAAAACCGAGATACAAGCAAAGATCATTAGCTTAGCCAACTGGGTTCTAACCCAACAATGCACCGACCAAGCAAGAAAGGCCTATGGCGGATTCCAAAGTAACGAAACAAGCACCTACTATTACAGTGTAGACGCCTGCCGAGTCATTCCATCACTTATTAGAGCCCATGAACTTACTGGCAACTCAAACTATTTGGATACTGCAAAGCTAGCCGCCGGAACATTTCTCAAAACCATGCAAGACCAGCAAGCATACGGCGGCTTTGCAAGAGCAGTAACGATTGGCGATGCATGGCTTCTGCAACTCGACGTGGAGTGCCTCTATGGCTTGATCGGCTTAAAGATGCTAGCCGAAACGCATGACATCCCAAACGCATCAGTCTACCAAAGCATAATGAGCAAAGCAATAGGCTTTCTCCGATTTGGTTTTGAGAATCTCTGGTTAGACTTTGACCCTGCCGATGGCAAGTGGCACCGAGTTGGCTTAAGCGAAAATGAGGTTTATGATGACCCGTTCGCCTACGCTATGCTAGGAATGTATCAGGCTGAGGGCTGGAGTGTTAGCAGCCAAAAAGTCTACAACGCCCTGAACAACATTAGAGCTAGCGCAAAATATCCAGCTTATGACCCTGCAGTCTGCTGGGCTGGCTACATAGACGTAGTTAGCCGCTTCTCAGCCTGCGATTATTACGATGCGGTCACAAGCGGGATCCTTTGGAGAATCCGCAGCAACCACGACAAGCCAAGCCTAAAACTCAGCGTAGAAATCATCGGCAAACATACGGCGGAGTTCATGTTCTGGGGCGCCAAACACACAGACTACAGCTATGTCGAAAACAAACAGGCTTTGGTTACGGTCTGCTGGCTAGCCGAGCTTTTCCTCCACTACGAGGAGCCAGTAACCCAATTCACAAAGATTCTGAAAAGTAAAGGAGAGGCGGTAACGCTTTATCCTGTTCGAGAAGCGGCTGCAACAGTGACTTATGGCGAATCGCTAGATTTGCTTGCCGTTGTTTCCTCACTTAAAGCCGAGCAAGTCATGTTGGAAGCGGGTTATTACCTGAATGACTACCTATCTTTCTACACGTTCCTTCCCGTCCGAGTGCACGACAAGATTAGGCGCCAGGGCGAAGACTACGAAATCCAAACAGTGACACCCTTCACGTTTGCCAATCAGAGATTCTACTTTAAAAGCGTCGCAAGGAGGCTAATCGCAAGTTGAGCGAAGTAGAAAATCCCGTCATTACAGTTCTGCGTCTCATCGAGTCCCGAATAAGAGTTGTCAAGGATGATGGAGGATTAGCCCGTGTACTTTGCGCGCAGGGTAATTATGATCGGGAACTGCTCAAAGACTACGACGCACAAATCACCGTCTCCAAAACCTCTGAACCATGCCAAGCGCAGAAGCACACTTTAGACGGCAAACTCAGGCGGCGCATCTACTCCCTCCGAGCAACCATAACGACAGTTGACAAGCTATCAAGCTCAGACGCTGGCAGAGTTATGCGCGACAAAGTCCTTGAGCAGTTGCTGTTGATTATTCCCGAAAACCGCAACCTACCCTACAGAACAGCCTACAACCTTTACCCAATCGACTCCACGTCTACAACTCACAAGGCCTATGATGCGGCAGCCACAACCGAACCCGCGCCGTCTAACCCAGTCTGGACAGAATTGTCAAATGCTGAGTACGCGAACCTTTGGTCAAGCGACAACTTAAGGCACTCTAAAAGCGCAACTGGCAATGGCGAGTTTGCGTTTATGCTTTTCCGCTTCAAAATCGGCACCAAAACGGGAGAAAGCCGAAAGGAAGCCAGAAAGCAGTGTTTAAAGCGCGTAATTTTGGCGTTTGAAGGTTTTGGGCTATCTCCATCGGGAAATGGGGTTACTCTAAAAGTATGGGATAACTTAGCGAGCGCTTGGAGCAATACACAAACTGGCGTTTTGGGAACAGACGAAACCCTGACTATCACCCTAACATCAAACCTTACGAACTATGTCAACGATGACGGATTCCTGTACCTGATGGCGCGAACAACCAACCCATCCGATGGGGTTTCGCCTGCCACCTTGAATTGCGATTTTGTGCAAGCAACCGTTGATGTGCGGGGCGTAACGTTTTGCGATGTGCACAGTTACCGAGACTTCGATGCAGTTGACGTTAAGCCGTTTCTCTACAATGAAGAAATCGTTATTGTGGCTTGGCTGTTCGAATCAGTTGCCACCTCATAGTTACAGGTGAAAAAAATTGGTAGACACCTATCATAGCGATCAAGAAAAGTTCTATTACGTGCCAGAAGGCACCTTTGGAGCAGTTCCAGCTAACCCAGCTATGCTTGGGCACTCCTGCAGCAGCTTAGACCCTGATATAAACCCAAACAACATCAAAGTCTCAGGCACGGGTTCAATTGATTTAGTCGCGCTCAAACGTGGCTTGAGGCAGCCGCTTCTAAAAATCAAGTACCCCATCCCATCAGATGCACCCATCAACTTTCTCCAGTACGTCAAACAAGAACTCAACGTCAGCCTTTCCCTACAAGTGCTTTACTACAAAGACATTTTCGCCACAGCAACCGACATAATAAGCCTACTCTACAAAGGCGCCAGATTCAACAAAGCCACTCTAACATGCGACATAGACGGCATTTTGGAGTGCGAAGCCGAGTTTCCAGCCCAAGACGTCGAAGTGGGCACCGCAAAAATTGCGGGAGCTTCATACACTGATTATGCCGGCGCTGTTTCTGGCAGTGAAAGCTATGTAAAAATCGGCGGCGTAACCTGCGAGCGGGTTACTTCTTGGAAACTGCAGATTGACAACAGCTGCAAGCCTGTTCCGGTTATAAGGTCAGTTAACGGGCATTTGGCAAAGTATCTCACTTGGGGCAAACGGCTGCTATCGGGGGAGCTCAATTTTGAGTTTGAAAACAAGCGAGAAGCCGACGATGTCTTAGCTGACACCGAGCAATCCAGCCTTGAATTTGGGTTAGGCGGCGCCAACAAAGTGAGCGTAGAGCACGCCAAATGGGATGATTTCTCATTGAGCGGCAAATCCGAGGACCTAATCTACGCTAAGGTTCCCTTCACGGCCAGAGGACCGCTCACAATTTCATAGTAACAGGAGGAACGAAGAATGGAAGAAATGAAAGTCAAGGAAAAATTCCTTCGAGAAGCTGCCTTGCGCAGTGAATGGCTCAAAGTGTGGGAATCAATTGGCGTTCGAATTCTCAAGCTTCCAGCGTGGATGCAAGACATCGTGCTTGAAGACATCAACACAGCCGTTAGAAATCGAGTTGCAACAATGGAGATGATTGAAAATGCGCACCGAAAAAATAGAGATTGATAGGCGCTTTGGCGAAGAATACAGAGGCACCTACATCTTTGCTGAAATAACGTGGGCTAAGCGGAACCGCATCATCCAAAAGCATACCAAGTACAACAAGCTGTCCGGTGACGTGGAGAGCAGCGATTTCATTTCCATACAAGCCGAAACCATCATGGCAAGCATGCATGGCCAACCCCAAACCCACCCCATAACACTTGAGAAGCTGCTGGGCGAAGAAGACGGCATACCCATCGAGCTTGGAGAACTCTTCTCTAAAGTAGCCAACAAACTTAACGGCATGTCGCGGGAGGATTTGCGTTTTTTACTAGAGCAGTTAGACGAGGAAAGCCGCACAGCGCTCTTGTCGAGTTTAGGCTATGCCAAACCTTCGGATGGACACCAACCCAACTCGCAGAGCAGCCAGCCCGAACAGTGCAGGAGTTCTGTCACGTCTTGAACGTAATGGACGAAATCGCTGAAGAAGAGAAACGGAAAGCGGAGCGTGAAGCAAAACGGCACTAGAAGTAACCTGCGACATACAAGGCGTAGAAGAATTCAAGACCGCTATGCAAAGGTTAGACTCGGGTATGCAGCGCCAGGTTCACAGCTTTTTGGCTAGCTGGGCTGCCGACGTCAAAGCCGAAGCCATGCGCCTTGTTCCCGTCCGCACAGGTTATCTTCGAAGCACCATCTATGCGAAAATTCAGGAATGGGTAGCTGAAATTGGCGCAGATGCCACTTATGCGTTGTTTGTTGAGTTGGGTACCAAGTACATGCAGGCACAACCCTATCTTTATCCAGCAATCCAGCAGTACCTGCCACAACTCGAAGCAGTCATAACCTCAGCCATCGAGCAAGCTAAAGTGGAGGCGGGGCTATGAGTTTCCGCGAAATTGCCGTAACTATTCGGGCGGTTAATCGTGCAAGTAACGAGTTTGGCAGAATCCGAACTGACGCTGAAGCCCTAAGTGCCCGCATTAAGAGTTTAGGCGCTGCAATCTCGGGAATCGGCGCTTCGGGCATGGCTATTGGCTACATCGCCAACCAATTCGGATTGCTCGATGACGCCCAGGCTAAGGTGTTCAATTCGGCAATGATGGTTGTCACGGTCATGGGCACATTCATGACTACCAGTGTAGGCGTGGCTGTTGCCCAGAAAGTGTATTCTGCGGCTTGTTGGGTCGCCACAGCTGCACAGAACGCCCTAAACATCAGTTATGGAACCTTCTTGGCTCTAACTGGCGTAGGTATCGCTGTTATTGCGGCTGCTGCAGTCGCAATGTACTCCTTCGCCAACAGCATGAATACGGCAACGTCAAGCATGCAGAACTTCAACTCCACAGCCAGCCAAACCACCACCGCCACACGGGGCATCGTGCGATCTGGCGACATGGCGATCTATCGCCAAGGAGTCGAGGACACATGAGCGAACCAGCGCCTCCCTCCGTAACTCTCTACTCGGGGGCAATGGGCGGTCCAATTAATCAGGCGGACATTCAGGAACTAGCCGTGCACTTGGGCGGAACCGAGGAAGTCAGCAGCTTCGCCTATCGTCTCCAGAACTGGAACGGAAAATACAGCCCCAGCGGCTCTCCAATCGCCCTCGGTGAAGACGGTTACATTATGCTGGGTCGAGGCGTAAATTGTCCTCAGCTCATCACCACACGAAACGAGAACATGAAGTTCCAATCAAACGCCACCGAACATTACGTCACTGTTTCGGGTCGTGACTGGGGTGAGCGGTTATTCCGCGAATACGTCACTGAAGGCTATGCCCTCATGAAAGGCGAGGAAATCGTCAAGCACCTCCTCGATTATCATTCAGGTCTTCCACATGTGCGAAGCAGCGTTGAACTTGTCGAAAACACTGATACAACCTTCACCCGCTTGGACTATGAGAATAAGCAGGCTTGGGAAATCCTCAAACAAATCGCACAAGACAGCGACAAAGCGGGCGCTATCGGGTACGATTTCAGGGTAGCACCGGATGGCCGCTTTGAATTTTTCCACAGAGGCGCCAAAACAAGCGCCGTCAGCCTAATTGATCGCATTGAAGAGGCAGAAACAGAATCAGATATCCTCTCAGTCCGCAACAAAGTTACCATTTACGGTGCTGCCACTAAAAGCACACCCATAGACGTTGATGAAACGGTCGAGAGTCTCAATCCCGCGAGTGGTTACTGGACAGGATACGGAGGTTCCCTTTCCTTAGATGGAACTCGAAGATATGGTTCGGCTGCCTCAAGCGTCAAGAACACCACGGGCGCTGCCTACAATGCCGTGAGCGTCTTCTATTTCACCGTAACCGTAAACGGCAACATGTACCCCAAACTGTTCTTGGCACTGCTGCGAGATGACCTTGTCAAGTCCGATGGCTTCTTGGTTATTCTGCACGATTCCTCGTCGCGGGTTTGTGGGCGTAATCTCTCAACCGTCAATAGCGTATCTGCAAGTAACGATTGGTCAACATTCCAGCTAGATGTCGGCGTCAACCATGCAACGGATTGGGCGGCTCCCAGCGACTTTGATTGGGAGAACATCCGCACCGTAACTGTCACGGCTTATCTGGTTACTCCGGGTGTCAGTGGTCAAGTGTGGCATGGTCAACTTTACTTCACAGGTGCAAGATACAGCAATGTGCAAACCGATGCTGCAAGCATTGCCAGTTATGGCGAACGCCAATACGTGGACATCGTCGAGGACCTATACAGCGATAATGAGTGCATGCTTAGAGCCAAATCGATACTGGCTTACAAGAAGCAGGCCAAAACCTCGCTGGTCGTAAAAAGTAGCCTAATCGATTATGGTACCTCGCCCATTCTGCCCGGTGATATGATTTCGGTAACTCTGCCAAACGAAAGCATCTCCTCTGTGAGTTTCCTTGTCAAAAGCGTGGACTATCACTTGTTGGCAGAAAACAACACGTTGGATGTTACTTTGAATCTTGGCTATCAGAAGCAGCTGATGGCTGACTGGATTTATGCCTTGAGAGCTAGGACGGATGCCCTAAGCAATTACAAGGCAAGACGGTGACTTAGAAATGAGTAAGCAAATACTGAAACTCTTTGAAAACATTAAACCCGGCGACTTAATCGCCGTTGACTGGTGCGATGCATCGGTCGGTAAAAGCAGCGGCTCAGGCATGACCATCGACGTCCCAGTGAAAAGTTGGGGCATATTCGTTGGGCTAATCGGTGACAAAATTAAGCATATCGTGATTGCACAGAACAGTTTCCGCTATGCCGATGGCCTATTCGACTTAGACTACACCGCCATACCCATCGGTTGGGCACTTGGCGTAACGGTTTTGGTTAAAGAGCATATTCCGACCGATTCGGCTAGCAGGCTTGTTAACAGTTTTATGATGGGCGGGCACCGCTCCATGAATCGCCCAAGAACTTTCCGAAGAGCACTCGCACAGCGGAGGCTAAGCATCGATGGCAGACCCTATTAAACGTGCCTTAACTCGCAGGCGCTTTGAGAGGGGGCGCTTTATCGCAGAAGAGCCGCCCGCTAAGCTGGTGTTGGGCGTCAAATTTGCCATAGGCATGAC